GCTGTGCTTGTGTCGCTATTAAATCTAAATCTTAAATCTAGTGTTCCTGAACCATAAACATTTTGTAAAACTAAAAATAATTGCGTGTAACTTCCACTAATTGAACTAACTGTTACAGATGAACCAGACAATGTAGTCGTTGCCAATAAAGTCATACCACCGCTTGAAGTTGTAACCCACTCTGGTGCTGTCGCGCCTGAATTTACTTGCAAAACCTGATTAGCTGTGCCAATTGCAAGTCTAACTGGTGTAGATCCTGGTGAAGAATAAATAATATCGCCTGTAGTAGTCATTGGGTTAGTCATGCCAGTTGTATCTACGTTAGCCCACGCACTGCCAGTGTAATATGTGGTTACATTTGTATCTTTAAGATATGCAAACTGTCCTTCTTGTGGTGATGTAATTGCTGCATCTCTAGCTGCTGCACTAGCAAAAACTAGAATGCCCTGCATTAAATAGCCGTTAGTATCGGCTGCAGTCAGCACCTCGCCAGTTGTAAACGTCTTAAAACCTAAACCTGCTGCCATTTTTACTCCCTAGTAACTTAGGACATTATAGTCTAAAGTGCCATAAATCGTATCATTTAGGATAAATGCGTCTATGACTGGCTCTAATGTCGTGAACGTGGTTTTCCAACTATTTGGTGATATGTTCATACGCACACCAAAAATCTGTAATGTTTTTTCTAGGGTAGATCCGCCTGGCTGTGTGGTAATTACCTTTATCGGATCAAAGAAGTCTAGGTCTAAAGCTGCAATTATGCCTGTATTGTAATTGGTTGTGTATAGGTCTAGCACTATGGAATCTACTCGGATGCTTGTCTCAGCTCTACTTGCCACATAAGCCTGTGCGTAATCGAGGGCTACGGCATCGGTTTGCATAAGTAGGCTGTCTAAAAAGTAGCTGTGTAAAAAATATTTATCTATAGATGCTTGATTAGATGCAATTTGTGCTGTGCCACCTGACCTAGTAATAGTGGCTTTGTTAAATATAAGTACATCGTTAAGAATCCAACTAGCATCAAAGTAATCTATGCCTGTGCCGTTATCTGCAAAGATTGTGGGTGTGCCGCCAATAGATCCTGCCGTAACGTTTCTATCTTGAAATACAAATGAGCCAGAAGCATCTACATATAATGCGCCATACTCAGACGTTGCTACAGTAGTAAGAGCTGCTAAGGCTGTGCGGTTAGTGCCTGGATCTGCCTGCATAGTAGTAAGACCTGCATCTACATCGCGCATTGTTGCAGGCCAGTCAATTTCATCTAGTATTTTATTAACACGTGTGCCTGATAATTGACCTGCAGTAGCATCCGTAACTGTGCTGATCTGTGCTACCTGCGCTAATCTAAATGCATCTACAGCTTGTATGGTTGTTATTGCTACATCTTCGCCAGACTCACTTGGGTATGTAGTTACGTAGCTTGTAATAAATCCGCTGAATATAGGATATGTTACCGATGAGTAAGTAGCAGTTATCTGCACTTTCTTCATAGGTGTTAATAGATTGTAATACGGGCCAGTAACATTCTGTGGATTAAAGTCGCCATTCTGATCTACTATACGTAATGTAAGTGAGCCTGTTTGGAATTGATCTGATAGTGCAGTCCGACCTCGGTTAGTCTCTATGCGATTTACTTGATTAGACACATCTACAATTACAGCTGCAGAATCTGCTAATACGTTAGTGTCTAATATGCCTGTATCTAATATCATAGCCTGAGCAAACGATGGCCCAGTGCTAAAGTTAATTACTGCATTTATTACTGGTATTGGCATTATGGTAATTGGCCTGCGCCAGTAGTGCTATATCCACTACGGCCAGCGACTTGGATGCTTTCGGCTACTAACTGGGCAAACTTATCACCAGATGGTGAGTCAATTCTTACGTTCACATCTAGTGATCTGTTACCAGATTCTCTAGCTCTTTCTGTTGCTATTTGTGACACGTTCATACCGGCATAAGAAGATGAGCCTACTAATGAAGTTGCTAAGTCTTGGAAATAACTAGCTGGCTGTGATGGTAAGCCGGGTGCGCTTACAGTAGGTGCTGCTGCTGTAGATGGCATTCCAAATTGTTTATTAATACTTTCTATTTGTGCATTTATTCTATTGATTAGCGATCTCACTTGAACCAAAGCAAACTCTGTAATGCTCTTACCAGCTGCGGCTGCTTCGGCTGCTAGTTTCTTTAATGCTTCGGCTGCTTCTAACTCAGCCAAATACTTTTTAGCCAAAGCCTCGTTGTTGTCTAGTATTGCTAACTGTGCCTTTAGGCGTAACTTAGTCTCTTCATCGGTTGCGCTGTTTAAAGCTGCGTTTAGACCTATGCGCTCTAAGTCAAACTTCTTTTTTAATTCTTCTACGTTCTTATTTTCTAAAGCGTTCTTCTTTGTAATAATACTAAACTCTTCTTTACGTGCTTTAGTTACTTGCATGCTTGCAATAAGATCAGCCCTTGATTTAGCCGGTGATAATCTAGGTGCGTTTATATCTGACTTACGCATAAACTTGCCGCCAACTTTAACGCTGGCATTAGGGTTAAGTAATCCTATGACATCGCCAATAGTTGCAAAGGCGTTGCCTATCTTCTCAGCTGCTCTAACCATCTTTGCGGTAAATGTATCTATATCGTTACTGTTAGATAATGCTGCAAGTGCATCTAGTAAGCCCTTGCCTATTGCCTCTTTAGATTCATCTACGGCTACAGTTAATTTAGCCATACTGCCTGCATAGCCTTCTACAGCTGCTGCAGCCTGTCCTGCAAAGTTAACGTTAAGTGTGCGCTGTACTTCTAAGAATGATGCTGACTTTAATTGTGCTTTACTTAGTCCTACACCTAATCTGCCTAATGCAGCGTTATCGCCTAGGTAAGCCTTAGATAGGCTTGTAGATACAGCTGTTAGATCCTTGCCAGTGCCTGCTGATACGTTTAGTGCAGTCTCAAATAAACTCTGTGCCTGTGCGACATCTTTAGTTACTATAAGTAAACGCTGGAAGCCTGGAATTAAACTTTCATCTACTATGCCAAATTGCAAAGATAAATTCTTTAAGTAATTTTCTATGCCTGGCTGCTCAAACTCTAGTCCTAGGTTGCTAACTGTCGTGCGTAGTTTAGCGGCTGCCTTCTCAGAATCTATAAATGCGTTGACTGCATTCTTGCCAAAATTAACTAGCGCAATAGATCCAAATACTTTAGCAAAGGTTTTGCCTAGGCTTTGCACATTCTTGTCAAAGGCTGATATCTCTTTCTTGCCTTTTTTTAATCCTTTGTTATCAAAAGTGCTAACCGCGCTTACAATTAAATTAGGCACTATGCAGCCCTTCTTTGCTCTGTGTCTTTAATAAATTTCTTTGCTACTGTGTCAATAGCATTAACTACTCTAGGTATAATTACATCTTTAGTCTCATCCCAAGCACGATAGATAACACGACCACGCTGCTTGCCTTGACCCTTCATGCTAGATAGCATCTCAGCAGCTGAATTAAATTGCACAGGTGCATTAGGGTTTAATGATTTATTACCTCTAGGCCTACCTATGCGGCCTGCAGTCTCAAATATTGCACCTGATCTAGAATTGTTATAAACATAAAATGCAGCTTTAAATCCTTTGTCGTTTGCTTTATTTTGACCTGCGGAATATGAAACCTTGCTTTTTGCTAAAGCATAATCATAGGGTGGAAATAATCTATTAGGATCTATAATTGTTTGTATTGATGCAGTGCCTTTACCCCAGCCGCTTAACACTTCATTTTGTAGTGGTAAATAACTTTGTGCCCGATCTCGGACAATTAACATAGCCTGCTTGATATTCTTTGACATCTCTTTGTTCAAGTCTTTGTCAACATCTTTCATAGCTTTTTGGAGTTGTTTAACGCCTGTTACGACTACGGGCATTTTTAATCTCCTTTGCTCTATCGCTAAGCACTTGCACAATAGCCTTTAACATCTCTGCGTCCATGTTAATAAACTCACTAGGCGCGATCCCTAGCTCTACAGACAAACTTGCTATCGTGTAGAGCGTAGAATCACGCTGTACTATTTTTTTTCTTCGTCTAATACCTCGACAGTTTCTAAGCTGTCAATAAACTCGACACCAAACACAGGTACAGTTACGTTAGCCCTACGTAAGCACTCATGCGCTAAGAAATAAATCTCAGTCTGCCTCTCGTGATCACGTAGGACTTTACTAATTCCTGCGCCATACTTTAACTCAAAAGCGTACTCGACACCCGGCGTAATCTTGTGTTCAGATACTTCGCCGTTAGCCCTTGTTATCTTTAGCTTTGCCATTATTACTCCTTATGCGACTGCTACAGCGACTGTGCTGTTGCAAGTAAATGTGATGCTTTGTGATGATATATCAGCTACTGCGCCATTTACATTCTGTAGGTTATTTACCAATACAGATGCTGTATATGAAGGGTTAGTTGCAGATACGGCAGCACTTGTCTGCTTAATTACGCATGTTACAGTAGTGCCATAAGCAGCACGTAGTGTAGGGATAACTGTTGCAGCAGCATTATCATTTAGGAAGTCTAAAGTGATTGTGCTTGCTTCTAAGCCTTTAGCAAACTTATGTGAAGTATCGCCCATGGCGGTTACTTCTAGCTCATCAAAGGATTGGTTAATTGTTACAGCTGTTACATACGCTGATAGATCAACGCTGTTTAGCGTAACGGATACGCCATTGTTTAAGAATATGGCCATGATTACTCCTTGTCTTTCTCTTTAGTAGGTGCAGGGGTTGGTGCTGGTACTTCTTGGATCTGGCCTATCTTTTTTAAGAAGGCTAAGTTTTCTGCGTCTGTACTCATTTTAACTCCAGCTCGTTAGGATTGATACGGTAATTTCAGATACCAGCAAATCACCACTAGCGGCGTTGACTATAGCAGGTGCTGAAATACTAGATATGTTTAGCACCAAAGATGATGCGTTTAGTTTAGTTACTACTGCAAGTATAAAAGTTTCCATGCCTGCTAGGTTGCCTTGATTGTCAAATGCTGGCGTGGTCATAAGAATCTTAAAGTTTGCTAGTGGTGCAATACTTGTAATGTCATTATTAGATGGCACGATATAAGGATCACCAGGTGTAACTACTACGCTGTTAGCCAGTAGTGTTGCCGGTGGAAATGAGAAGGTTGACCACACGCCTGCGTTTGCTAAGTCTGTTGCAAGTGTGCTGCGTAGTGTGGTAATTGCAGCTGGCATTAGCCGACCAGTGAGTTAGGACTAGAATACGGTTGGATGAGACCACGCACTCTGTTAATCAGCTGATAACCCATCCGATATGGGCTTGCAGTGATCCCATCCATACCTACCCCACCAGTCTGGCTAACTTGACGGCTTTGCCAGATGTCAACAGCTACGATCATCGCAGCCTCTCTTATGGCAGGGGTCGCAGTGTAAGCCTGTGCTTTATGCTCTGGGCCAAGGGCGCGGCCGTATGGTTTAATAAAATGAAATGGATCGTCTGTAGCTGTTTTTGCGTATTGGATAATGCTGTAGCCGTTAGGGTATGAACTAAATGCGTATGTACTCCAGAATGCTGTGCCAATAGATGCTGGCACTGTAGTACCAGGAAATGATCCTGTTAATGTGTATGTGCCGTTATATGTTGCACCACAATTACTTACTGTTATTGATTGACCAGTTACAAAGATGCCTGGGTTTGCTAATACTAAAGTTGCTACATTATTGCTAATAGATGAGCCGACTACTGGTGCATCGTTATGCCATAAATAACCTTGTATTAAATCTTCTGCCGATTGGCAGCACTCTTCTACGGTTGCATCGGTATATAAAGTGCCTATGCCAAGATTTGTGCGTAATTCTTGCATAGTTACCATCGCAGCGGCCATAGTGTCCTCTCTTAAAAAGCTCCCTAGGGCTAGGGCTACTAAACCCTAGGGATTATTAAATTACTAAGTTATTAGCTTAGGTTGAAGCGACGAACTCCACCAGCGACTAATACACCAACGGCCATGTAGCCATATAGTGCTGTTTCAATTTCGCCTGTTGCTGGCTGATTAACAGATAGTCGTAGAATTGGTGACTCGTAAATTGATACTGAAGATGGAACTACAATAAATGCAGACTCATCGATAGTTGTTGACACTGCGTTTGGATCTACGTATAGATCTAGACCTAATACGTTACCACGTAGTGATGTTGGTTGTGCAGCTCCTGCATTGTTCATTGGATTAGCAGCGTTGTAAATCGGGCGACCAGTTGTATCTGTTGCGCCTAATAGTAGTGACCACTGTGATGTACCAGCGATGTAACGTGTTGCTAACTCACCTGTTGCAAGGTATGCAGCTGGTGCTTGTGTAGATACGTAGGAAATAATTCCTGCTGAATCTGCTGCTACTCCTGTAGCTTGTGTGCCACCTGATGTTAATGCTGCAATTACTGCTGCATCTGTTGCCTTGTTATAGGCACGTGTCATGTTGTCTAACATGGCTGCAAAGAACTCTGGTGAGCTGCGCTCTAGGATTTCTAAGCTGTAACGTTGTAGTCCAGCGTACTTCTTAACAGTTAGGTTTACGTATGAAGATACGATACCTGTCTCTGATGGGCCTGCTGCTTCTGCAGTTTCTGCCACTGTACCTGAAGTAGTAATCTTTGGAACTGAAATTGTCATGCCAGCTGCAGGAAGCGCGCGTGAACCGATTGCATCAATTGCTGGACGTGAACCAATAAGAGTATCTACAACTGTAGGAACATATTGATTTGGTGAAAATGCAGGATTACTTGTGAACGAATCGTCTGCGAAATTCATACGCTTTGCTACATCTGCTTCTGCTTTCATTACCCACTGTGCTGACTCGTGGTTACCTAATTTTGCTTTAATGCTGTGTTCTAGCATTTGTGCTTGTGTTTGAATTGGT